GAGCAGATAGGACACGGAGAATACGGTAGTGCTGTAAGTACTACTAAAGCTGCTATGGCGGAAGCAGTCTTAGGGACAAAAACTGCAAAAAAAGTAGGCTCTCGTCCAGAAAACATAGAGTTGTACACTCGCCTGCAAAGTCGTATAGTGTCATATAAAAAAAGCATGGGAATAAATATGGAATTAAACCATGTGCAAGAAGTAACTTCAAGAGGGGGGATAAGAAAAACTTATACCCCTATTCTATCGTCTCAAAATGCTCAAGAAAACTTACTAGAAGGCCAGGACGAAAGAAAAGCGCTGCAAAAATTAAGAAAAGACCTAAGAAAAGACTATCAAGACATTGTAAATTTACAAGGTTCAGAAACCCTATTAGAAGCAGTAGAAGCAGTTCAACTAGAAAATATTATACCTAAAGGTAAAAATACTTATTACAAGGGCAAAGCAAAGCCTAGAAAAACAGTAAAAAATAAAGGAAAGGGTAAGGCTAAGAGTACAAAGCGTCAAAATAAAGTAGTACCTGTAATTACAGGAGCTGGAGTACCCAATCTTCATAAAGTTAATCCTTCTAGGAATCCTCGTAGTGGGGGCTCTTTAATTAGTTTAATTGGTATAATAAATGAGTCTTTGCCTCAGATTGTAGCAAAAAATATGAAAGACCCAAGACTTGTAAATCGAACAGGAAGATTCGCAGAGTCTGCCAGGATTACTGATATAATAAAAACGCCTCAAGGATTTCCTAGCGTTGGATATACTTATCAGAAAAATCCTTATCAAACTTTTGAAACCGGAAATAGACAGGGGTCCCCTGATAAAGACCCTAGACGATTGATAGATTTTTCTATTAGAGAGATAGCAGCAAAACACGCAATAGGACGTTTTTATACTAGGAGAGTCTAATGACAACAGATATTAATCGAGGATACTCTACTAGACGGCTAGGTATTACTAATGCACTGGTTGAAAAGTTAAAAGAAATTGATGGAAACGGCGAGTTTAACACAGACATGTACGGAAACGTACACCCTAGGCTAAAGTTTTGGGACGAAGTAAATGAGTTTCCTTCTATACATTTAAATGCAGGTAGTGAAAGTAGAATTTACCAAGCAGGAGGATACAAAGATAGATTTCTTTCCGTTACTGTTCGAGTATACGTTCAGGCAGAAGATTCGGTAGAGGCTTTAGAAGAGCTTCTTGAGGATATAGAAACAGTTATAGAGACAAACTCTCGTTTAGAATATGAAGATAGACGAGGAGTTACTCATTACACACATCAAATTAGTATTATTAGCATTGATACTGATGAAGGAGTATTGGAACCGCTAGGTGTAGGAGAAATTCTTCTGGAGGTTCGTTACTAGAAACGGCTGGCAAGAACAAACGTTCACGTCCTAGTCCTTTCAATATACATAGGAGATAAACTATGGCAGATACATTATATTTTAGTCGCGATACTCAGGTATTCGTTAAGATAGGCAGTGCAGTATGGACAATGCCTGTTCTTGATGGATTCTCTTTCTCGCAAGCAACAAATGCGTCAGAAATTACTCTGAACGAAATGTCAGACACCTCAGGCAATAGCCGACGTGCACGACAAATGTTTACTGATTCTTATGCACCGGCTGAGTGGAGTTTTTCTACTTACGCACGTCCCTTTAAATCAGTAGGGACTACAGACCCTGTAACTCAAGGTGTTGCCGATAGTGCTGTGAAGCATCACGCAGTAGAAGAAGTCTTATGGGCAATGATGGTAGGAGATGCAGCTTATGCATCAAATACTTTTACAGGCTTTACTGCAGACGGCGATGATCTTGATATCACTTTTGCAAACTCAAATAAAACAAGTCTAGGAAAAGCAGATATTTTCTTTGTAATGGGCGGCGCTCGTGGAGGCACAAAAACTACTTACAAAATTGCAGACTGTTGTGTAAACGAAGCTTCTTTAGACTTTGATATTGATGGAATTGCTACTATCAACTGGTCGGGTTTTGGTACAATAATTACAGAAGATACGGCTCCATCACCTACAATTTATGAAGGTACGGCTTCTAGTGATACAAGTAATTTTATACGTAATCGTCTTACTAGTCTAGCTATAAGCACTACAGACGACCACTTGTTAGCTACTGGAGAGACTGCGGATAGTGACTCAGCTCGAGAAGACTATGACTTAGTTTTAACCGGAGGAAATGTAACTATTTCAAATAATATTACATTTTTAACTCCAGAAACTTTAGGAGTTGTTAATCAGCCTCTTGGTCATGTAACGGGAACTCGATCTGTATCAGGTAACTTTACTTGCTACTTAAATGCTGAAGCAGACTCAAGCGCTGATTTGTTTGAGCGTCTAATTGAAGATACAGATACCATTGTTAATAATTTTACTTTGTTATTTAAAGTAGGGGGAGGCGCAACTCCTCGTATTGAGTTAAACATGGCGCAATGTCACTTAGAAGTACCTACTCACTCAATTGATGATGTTATCTCGCTGGAAACTAACTTCCATGCGTTGCCTAGCACAATTAGTTCAACAGACGAACTAACTATTAAGTACGTCGGAGAATAATAATAAAGATTATTCTTTAAGGGGCTCCGGCCCCTTTTTTCGTTACCTCTTAAAAATAAATCTTGACATCTCACCTCCCATAACCTATAATTACAAGATATAAATTTACACTCTCAAAGGATAAAAAATGAGCGATTCACCTATTTCTTTATCGAGTCTGATGACTCCAAGTAAAACTGTTTCTATTGACTTTCCTGGTTATAAAGACATGAAAGTATCTCTGTGCTATCTGGCTCGAGAAGAACTTCTTAAACTGCGTAAAAAATGTGTATCTACAAAGTTTGATAAAAAAACTCGTCAACCAGAAGAAGTACTAGATGAAGAAAAGTTTTTAGTAGAGTACTGTAAGGCAGTAATTAAAACATGGTCGGGCTTGAAGTTTTCATACCTAGAAGAGCTTCTTTTGGTAGATGTCTCGGCTTACGACCCTGAAGATGAACTTCCTTACACACAAGAAAACGCAGAGCTTTTGATGAAAAATTCAAACGTATTCGATACGTGGGTTACCGAAACCGTAGGTGATCTTGAAAATTTTACTGGGAGCAAGTAGGGCAAATCCACTTCCTACTAAAGCGATACGTAAAGGAAGCAGATAGTACCTTCAACGTGGAGAAGTACTTACGTCTTTGCGAACAATTAGGGGAAGAACCAGATCCTGCCAAAATGCCGCTCGAGCCTTCTGATTTTCCAGAAGAAGTTCAAGTGGCATTTTTTATGTTCGGCTTATTACCAGATCACTGGGAAGGAATGAGTGGGACATATATGGGAAAGTATTGGGACGGGCTGGACTACTTTTTTAAAGTATACGAAGTTGAAAAACCTAAAGAAATACTATATTTTATGAAGCTTTATGAAGGAACTATAATTTCATACAGAGCAGAAAAAGCAGAACAAAAGCGTAAAGCAGACGAAAGAAAGTCAAAAAGCGGTGGAAAAAACTACACCCACAATGTGAAAGGCTAATGGCAAATAAAATTACAATTGATATTGAAGTCAATGGCAAGATGCAAAAAGCCACTGTGTCTGCTAAAAAATTAAAAGACGCATTAAATGAGACTAGTAGGTCTGCAAAAGAAACAGAGCGAAATACTAAAGGTTTAGCGCAGACTGCTTCTGCTGGAGGTAAAAACTTTTCTAAAATGGCTTCAGG